CCAGCGGAGCCAATACCGGATCTGTGCAGATGACTTCGGCGGAAGCGGTCATCTTAGCCAATTTTGACACCATCAGCGGCAAAACCACCAGCCGATACCAGCGCACCTACACCATTCCGGTCAGCGGTACAGGTCCGTGGGATGTACGTGTGGTGCGACTGACCGATGACAGCACCAGCCAGACACTCCAGAATAAGACATTTTGGGATGCGGCCACCGAGGTCATCGACACGAAGCTGCGCTATCCGAACAGCGCACTTATTGGGTTGCAATGCGATGCCAGTCAGTTCAACAGCATTCCTAGGCGCGCCTACGATATTCGCGGCCTGAAAGTCAGGGTGCCAGTCAACTACAACCCGCTCACACGGGCATACACTGGAAGCTGGGACGGCACATTCAAAACAGCCTGGACGGATAATCCGGCCTGGTGTCTGTACGATCTACTGACGACTGAGCGCTACGGCTTGGGCGCATTCATCAACACCACCCAGGTTGATAAGTGGGCGCTTTACGCCATTGGCCGGTACTGCGACCAGATGGTGCCCAACGGTTTTGGCAGCCAAGAACCACGGTTCACCTGCAATCTGTACCTGCAAAGCCAGCAGGAAGCGTACCAAGTCATTCAGGACATGGCCTCGATATTCCGGGGTATGGCTTTCTGGTCATCGGGCAGCATCACAGCCGTGCAGGATTCGCCGGCAACGGCGGCCTATCTGTACACAGCCGCCAACGTCATCGATGGCGTATTCACGTATTCTGGCAGCTCAGCGAAGGCGCGGCACACGGTTGCACTGGTGGCGTGGAATGATCCAGCCGATATGTACCGCCAGAAAGTCGAATACGTCGAGGATGCGGAAGGCATCGCCAGGTATGGTGTGATCACTACAAATATCGCTGCAATAGGCTGCACCAGTCGTGGACAAGCACACCGGGCTGGGCGCTGGCTACTTTTCAGCGAACGGCTAGAGACAGAGACCGTCACGTTTAAGACCGGCATCGAGGGCATGATTTGCCGTCCCGGCCAGATCATCAAAGTCGCCGATCCAGCACGCGCAGGGCTCCGGTACGGTGGCCGGATCGTATCAGCCACCACCAGCTCGGTGCAGATCGACTCGCCGATAACGCTGGTGGCCGGGCAGTCGTACACGCTATCGGCACTCAAGGCTGATGGCACCGTCATGGAAACCACCGTGTCGCATTCTGGCGGCACGCTGAGCACGTTGAGCCTATCCCCTGCGCTTTCGGAAGCTCCAGCCGTGAGCAGCGTATGGATGCTGACCAGCACGGCGGTGAATCCGCAGACATTCCGGGTCATCGCCGTTGTTGAGAATGATCGCAACGAGTTCGAAGTCACCGCGCTGGCGCATGAGCCGAGCAAGTACGGCGCCATTGAGAACGGCTTTGCGCTGGAGCAGCGAAGCATCAGCATTCTGACGGCAACCCCGGCAACACCGGAAAACCTGACCGTCACGGATAGCCTGTACCGGTCGAGCTCCGGGGTGCTGGTGCGCATGTCCGTGTCATGGAGCCCGGTAGTCACTGCCACGTCCTACGCTGTTGTATTGCAGCGCCAAGGCGGCAATTCTGAGCCTGAGATTATTTCTACCACGCCGAGCGTCGATGTAGATGTGACCGAGGGGCTTTACACGGTTCGCGTGGTGGCGATCAATGCAATCGGTAAGCGAAGCACCAATGCAGCTACCGCCACTTATCAGGTAGTAGGCAAAACATCACCACCTGAGAATGTTCAGAATTTCGTGGTGGCAAGGAACGGCACCATTCTGAATTTCACTTGGCGGCCTGTCGGTGATGTGGACTTTGACCACTACGAACTGCGCCAAGGCCTGAGCTGGAATACCGGCATCCCCATCGGTTCGACATCGAGCAACGCTTTCTCATGGTCTGCGCCGCGCGGTGGTACGTTCATGATCAAGGCGGTTGACACATCCGGCAACTTTAGCGCGGCAGAGTCGCTAGTCAGTGTGCCAGACATTAGCGGCATCAACGTTGTCCTGGCTTCGGATGAGACAACAAACGGCTGGAACGGAACGACCAACAACGCCTATGCCACCCCCGGCGGTGTCGTCATTAACGGCACGCAGCCTTGGAGTGCCTACACACAGCCGTGGAACAGCTACACCAGTGCGTGGATGTTCCTCGATCCGGTCAGCTCAGGCACCTATACGACGCAGCCTATTGATATTGGCTTCGTTGCCACCTCGACCGTGTATCTGGAAAACATAGTCCAGACTATTCAGCAGGTGGGTGTGTGGAATGATTACACCGAACCGTGGAGCTACTACTCAGCACCGGAATGGTCTTGGCAGGGCAGAATCAGCGGCATTTCGGCATCATTCGAGATCAGCACCAGCAACGATAACGTCACTTGGAGCGCGTGGCAGCAGTTCACGCCGGGAGCTTACACGTTCCGGTACGTCCGCATTCGCGCCACGCTATCCACTGATGACCTTGTGATCATCCCGTACCTGACCAGCCTGATCGTGCGCATTGATGTGCCAGACCGTGTACTGCATTTCGGTAATGTCTCAATTCCCATTGCTGGTGCGACATTGACATTTTCACCGACTTTTGTCGGTGTTGAGACTGTTCAGGTCACATTACAATCAGCAACTAGCGGCGACAGATTTACAGTCACTGGAAAAAGCAATTCACAAGTAACAATTAATGTATTTGACGGCGCTGGCAGCGCCAAAGCCGGAACCGTCGATGTGGACGTGTTCGGTTACGGAGAAAGGTTCTAAGAATGGCCTGGCAATCCTCGACAATCAACCCGGCAACAACAACGCCAGCGGCTGACATCAGCAAGATCGCGAACGATCTGCAGCAGCTTCGCGGTGTCATTGGCGGCACGCCTGATGCACAGATACCTTCCGTGTGGGCAACCCCTGCGAACGTACTCGCTCAGACTGCCAACAGCGCCACGACCGCAGGCACCAGCACGGCGTACACGCTCGCCCCGGCAACAGCGATTGCGTCTTACGCAGCGGGTCAGACGTTCTGGGTGACATTCCATACCGCCAGTGGTGCGAACCCGACACTCCAGATTAGTGGCGTGGCTTCGCCGCCTACGCTGGTGCGCCAAGCGGCTGATGGTACTTACGTCAACATCGGCGTGGGGGATATTCCGGGCAACCATCGAAGCCGGGTGACGCTGCTATCGGCATCGCAGGCTTGGATTGAAGAATTACCGCCAAGGTCTTCTTCTGGGCTAAAAAATAAGATCATCAACGGCAAGATGGACTTCGCGCAGCGGGGGACGAGTTTTGTGTCTCCGGCGAATGGTGCATATACGTTGGACCGCTTTTATTGGGGAAACCTTTCTTCGGCTGCCGCGACAATCTCTCAGCAATCCGATGTGCCAAGCAGCAACGAGTTTCAGAACAGCCTGCGCGTGGCGATTACCACTGCCGATACCAGCATCGCGGCTGGCGATTTTGCGGGTATGTTGCAATCTATTGAGGGGTTCAACGTCCGCGACCTGATTGGCCGAACATTCACTCTTTCGTTCTGGGTGCGGTCAAGCAAGACGGGAACGCACTGCATTTCACTTCTCAACGACGGCCCGAATCGCACTTACGTTGCCGAATACACCATCAACGCGGCGAACACTTGGGAGTTCAAGACCATCACGGTTTCTGGCGGTCTGATTACCGCTGGTACTTGGAATTGGACGACGGGGCGCGGGCTAATTGTGGCGTGGGCGCTGGCCGCTGGCACGACCTACCAGACCACCGCAGGAGCATGGCAGACCGGCGCTTTCTACGCTACCGCCAATCAGGTCAACTGCCTCGACAGCAACACCAACATCTTCGCCATCACTGGCGTGCAGTTGGAACTCGGCAGCACCGCCACCCCGTTTGAGCATCGGCTTATCGGCGCTGAACTGGCGCTGTGTCAGCGGTATTACTGGAGGTTATCCGGGTCAACTTCTCGCTTCATCGCAATCGGAAATTGCGAGTCAACAACCCGATGCCAACCGTTGATAAAGACCCCGGTGACAATGCGTGCGTTGCCTTCATGCAGTTCGTCAACAATCACCAACTTCTTTATTCGCGGGGCTGCATCCAGTGTATCGGTTTCGACTTCAACTTCTGGGTGGGGCGGAAACACAGAAGACACAATCTCCAATGAACTAAATACCGCAACGGCGCATGGTGGTGTTGCGGGCGGCGCAGCGAATTTGGTAACCC